GATCTGAGGAAAAACTGCACCTCTTAGAAATAATGCAGTTATAGTATTTGAAGATATATTTTTAGTATGACATCCAAATTCTTCATACCATTTAAACATCTCAAAAAAAGTAATATCATCATCTAAAGATGATAGTAAAAGGTAAATCATGCATTCGTTAATTAAAAAACGAACATCATCAATTTCTTTGAAGACTGACCAAAGAAATTGAAGTAGAATAATATTTTTATTTTTTAATAATAACATTAAAAATTGTAATAATTGATTATCAAAAATAAATTTACAAATAGAAGATGCATCATCTTCAGATAATTGGGTTTGCAATTTAAGTATAATTGATTTTGCGATTTTTTGATTCTTTTCCATATTATAATAGAAAGTAAAGATGATATTATATAAAATCTGATATTGAATTCGTTTATCAATTTTTTAAAAATGCACCAATTTTTCTAAAAATGCACCAATTTAATTATTATTTTTTAATGATAAATATTTTAATTTATAATTTTTATATTCTTCATAATAACTGTCTTTATCCATAATTCTTTGTTCGACATAACCACCAAATTGAGTAGTTTTTAAATCATTGATTAAATTATTTAAAATTTGTTTACCTTGAATTAATACATTATCGGGCATAGAATCACTATAATTATTAGCGGTCCATACTTGATTTTTAGCGACATGTTTTAAGTAATGTACATTACCACCTTTCATATTTAATTTATAATTATATACACTAGTACCGTTAGGTTGATAACGAACAAAATATACATGTTTAGATGTTAAGAAATTTGTGGGAATTAACATTCTAGAAGAATCATTATTTAAATTTAAAATAGATACACCAGATACATTTCCACCACCAGACATAATATTATCAGTCGTTTTTTGTATATGTCTTTCGGCGGATGTAAGTCCACTGGATAAATGGTCACCTGAATTATTTGCTCTATTTCTGACAATATTTGCCATGTTACTTCCAGTAGTTAAAACATGTTCACCTGTTTCTTTTACACCATCAATAAGATGACCAGATAAATTTCCAGCGCTAACAAATGTAGTATTAACTAATTCATGACCACCTCGTCCAAGAGTATTTGTTGCATCAACAGCGGTATTCATTACAGAAGATCCAATATTTCCAAATTCATCTATTACACCATTTGTAATATTTGCAGCGGTAGATAATCCAGTTTGAAGAGTACTAGTTGTTAAATCTATAACTTCTTCTAAAGTTTTACCAACAATATAATAAACGTGACCGCCCATTTTTAGAGTAATATTAAAAGCTCCGTCAACGACATTTGCAGCTGTACCAATTACAGTTCCCGCTACATCTTTTATGTGTCCTGCTAATTTTCCAGTTACGTTTACTGCACCAGTAACAGTATCACTTACACCATCAACAACTGTGTTCGCAGCATCACCAACGTGTTTACCTATATTACGACCTAATCCTACCGTTTTAGTTAATACATTACTTCCAACCTCTTCTACTCCATTAACTGTAGATGTAAGAGCTTTACGTGTTCCTTGGATTGCACCTGTTCCAATTTCTCTAACACCATTAACACCTGATTTTACCAAGTGTGATCCTGTTCTACCTGCATTTGTTGCAATATCTCGTACAGCGGTAGCACCAACACTTGTTGCACCATATGCATGTTTTAATGCAGTATTTCCAACTTTTGTTGCACTAGATGCAATTTCAGTTCCAGTATCTGTTAATGCTAACAATCCTTCTCTAGTAATATTTTTTGCTGTATTTAAAGTATCACCTGCAACATTAATAGCGCCTTTACCAACATCAACAGCGGCATTGGCGACGCTTACACCAAGAGATACTACGCCATTTACAACTGAAAAAATTACATTTCCAACTTGATCTGTAACATATAAAACACCGTCTTTACCTTTTTTTAAGTAAAGTGCAATAGGAAAATCAACACCTTCTGTTGTTTGAACCTTAGATGTACCGCCAATAACACTGGGTTTATTAATAGATGTGACTAATGTTTTTTGAAAATCTTTCAAGTTCATATTTATAATATATTAATATAAAATAAAAATATGGAAATTATATTAATTGTAGGTGCAGGATTATCTGGAAGTGTACTTGCAAATAAATTATCTTCTAAATATAAAATTGATATTATAGATAAAAGAGATCATATAGCGGGAAATTGTTTTGATTATTATGAAAATAATATTTTAATGAATAAATATGGAGCACATATTTTTCATACAAATAATAAAAATATATGGGACTACATAAATAAATTTTGTAAATGGATAATCTGGAATCATAAAGTAATTGGAAAAATAGATAATAAATACTTTCCAATTCCTGTAAATATTTCAACAGTAAATATTTTATTAAATAAAAATCTAACAAATTTATCAATAAATGATTTTTTAGAAAATAATAAAAATATATATTTAAATCCAACTAATAGTAAAGAAATTACTATAAACAACGTTGGTCAAGAATTATATAATTTAATCTTTAAAGAATATACTTTTAAACAATGGAATAAGTATCCAGAAGAATTAGATAAGAGTGTACTATCAAGAATACCAGTAAGAAATAATTATGATGATAATTATTTCTCAGATATATATCAAGGTTTACCAGAAAAAGGATATACATATTTTGTAGAACGCTTGTTAGATCATGAGAATATTACAGTAAAACTAAATGAAGAATATGATAAAAATAAACATACTGGATATAGTAAAATATTTTTTACAGGACCAATAGATCAATATTATAATTATATGAATTTACCAAAATTAGAATATAGATCTATAAATTTTGTTAAAGAATATCATGATATTGAATATTATCAACATAATTCAGTAATAAATTATCCATCAAATGATGTACCATGGACTAGAATAATTGAATACAAACATTTTTATAATCAAATTATACCAAATAAAACAATAATAGTAAAAGAATATACAACAGATGAGGGTGATCCATATTATCCAGTACCAACAAAAAGAAATCAAGATTTATATTTAGAATATCAAAAATTAGCAGAAAAAGATGAAATAAATAATATATATTTTCTTGGTCGATTAGGGTCATATAAATATCTTAATATGGATCAAGCGATAGAACAGGCATTATTACTTGCAGATAAATTACTTTCTAAATGATGTAAGAAGTGAACTATATTTTTCAATTGCAGAATTTAATCTATCTTGTATTCTTTTACGTTCAATTATATGATCATGATGATATTGACTTAATTCTTTTACTAATGATATAACTCGATTATTAATAAAAACAGGTATTGAATAACGTTTAGATGGATCATTAGAATTTAAATAATTATATGCAGCGTATAAACGATCTTCTGTATCAGAATATTTAGTAATAAATATATTAATATTTACCTTTGTATTTTTTAGCATTTTCTCTAATCTTCTTTCTGCATCTTTTATTTTTAGATCAATATTTTCAATTAATGATTCAAATTCTCTAATTATTAATTTTAATTTTTCTGTTTCTGATTGTAATGTTTCAAGATTATCATCTTTTAATTTTAAAACAAGTTTAGATTTAATCTGAATAAATTCTTTAATACTTAATCTTAATTGTTTATTATAAACTAAAATATTTAATTGTAAATTTTTTAATTTTTGGATTTCTGGTTCTATATCTAAGATAGTTTCATCTAATTGTTCCATATTTTCTTCAAATTTTTCTTTCATTTCAGTTAATGTTGGGGGTAATTCTGGTAATGACGCTGCTTCTTCTACATATTCTCCTGGAAAAATAGGTAATTCCGCTACACCTTCTACATGTTCTCCTGGAAAAATAGGTAATGACGCTGCTTCTTCTACATGTTCTCCTGGAAAAATAGGTAATGACGCTGCTTCTTCTTCATGTCCTTCAACTGGTTCTTTTGTTTTTCTATTTTGTTTACTACATGTACCACGTGTGGGTTGTCCTTTTGCTGCTTTGCGAGCTGCTTTTTCTTCTGCTGTATATTCACATATAATAAAATTGTCACTCTCTATTATTGTTTGATTATCTAATTTTATTGTATATAAATATGTAAAATGACCACCTGATGCACCACCATGATTTAATTTACGTCTACTTTGTATTCTACCAAATGTATTTGGTAAATTTAAAATATAAACTCTTTTATTTTTAATTTCTTCATCAGATAATTTTGATAATTCCGCTAAATCTTCTTTTTTCTGTTCTTCTTTTTCTTGTAATTTTTTTTCTTCTTCCAATTGTTTTTGTTTTAATTCTTCTTGTAATCTTCTCTCTTCTGCCAATTGTTTTTGAGATTTTAATAGACCCCTATTTGGTACAGTATCTAATCCCATTTCTTGAATACCGACTAATACACCATCTGTATAAATCTTAAAATGTTCTTGTTCAGCATGAAATTGAGTACATAATTTTCCATAATGTTGACACATACCTGATACTTCATGTGGACATTGATTGGATTTTTTACCTCTTTTACTATTATAAAATGGTTCTGGAAAATGTAATTTTTTACATTCTTCTCTTATACATCTTTCTTGACTATTATAACCTCTACTACAAAATTCTTCTATTGGTATCACACGTTGAAATAACCTCGCTCTTTTTCTTTCTTTTTCTTCTAATCTAATTCTTCTTCTTTCTAATCTTTCTAATGCTTGAATTCTTTCTCTCTTTGCACTCGCCTCTTCTTCTCTCTCAAATCTTTCTTGTTCTTCTTTTAATTTTCTTTCAATTTCTTTTTCACTTACTGTTTTACGTTGTATAAGATTTTCATATAAATTAGGTCCTTTCTTTTCTTTTCTTAAATTAGATAAAAGTAATACTAAAATATCATCTGATTTTGGTACATTTTGTAAATCAAAATTAGAGAATAATTCTTTTTTAGAAGATATTAAAATATCATAATATCTCTTCCAAATTAAATTAAATTCTGGTAAATATTTATTAATTTGATCAATTATGCTTTCATCATCTTCATCATCTAACCAATTAGGTAATAATTCATCATTTATTAGTAATTGATTTTCATATGATAAACTATTGTATTCTGGTGCATATTCATTAATCATTCGTTTAATATCTTCTATTATTTGATTTAATGATTCTTTTTTTAATTCTAATCCAGGACCAGCACCATTTAAAGATAGTATTGGACGATTGATATAATATTTGTATTTAAATTTATATTTATTAGATTTATATATTAATGACATAATATATAAATATATATATTATTCTCCTTTATTTACATCTATTAATGTTCGTGCAGAAGGATCCAATAATTTATTATCAATACCGGTCCATTTAGGTAACCAATAATATGGAATTACTTTAGATACTTCTACATTATTTCCATAGTATTTGCAAAATAATTCACGATAGTATAATCCTTCTTTTGTGTAGGGTGTTAAATGAGGATATTTACTTTCTAAATTTAATAAATCTTTTTCTGTATATAAAATGTTTATTTTATTTTGAATAATTTGATACCAAGAATTTTCTTTATTAGAACAACCATCACTTAATGCACATTTAATTCTCATTCTTACTTGTTCTGGTATAAAATCTTTCATCGCTTCTCTAAATAACCATTTTTCGATACCATGCGTGCTAGTCATTCTTAGTTTAGGATCTATACTAAATGTTAAATCAACAAGTGATTGATCAGAAAATGGTAGTCTTATTTCTATTTTACTATTAGATACTGCTCTATCGCATCTTAATCCATCATATTTATATATTTCATCCATTAATCGTATACATTCATCGTTAAATTCCTCAGGATCATTACATTTAGAAAAATATAAATAAGATCCATATTGTTCATCAGATGCATCACCACATAATAATACTTTAATATTTGTACATCTAGAAATAAACTGAGAAATCATTAATTGCATAACAGATGCTCTATTCGACGTTAAATCAAATGATTCAATAATTCTAACGGTAGTTTCTATCATATTTATAGCTTGTTCATTTGTAATCATTACATGTGTGTGTAATCCTTTTTTAGTATCATATTGATTAGAGACTCTTTTATAATCTTCTGAAGAAATATTATATGGAACAGTTATTATATCAGAATTAATATATTGCGCTACTAATTTAGCATTTGGTTCATCTGTACCACCTTCAAATCCAATTGAAAAAGTATACATTGGTTTAGTAGTTTTCAAAATATTATATGCAACACCAACAACAGCAGAACTATCAATACCACCTGATAATAAAAATCCAATTGGTCGATCAGATTGTAATCTACATTTTACCGCTTCATAAAATGTATTTCTTATTAATTTTACAGATTCTTCTATATCATAATATTTAATTTCTTTTGGAAAGAAATAATATTGTGTTTGATCAAATTCTCTCCATCTCTTATTTAAAAAAGTAAATGTTTTATAATTACCACCTTTAAATTGATCTACTGAATAATTTGTAAAATTTTCATAGATACCTACTTGCCCTTTTAATTCAGAACTAATACAGATGCCAGTATCATCAGTTCCTATAAATAAAGGTCTAACACCAAATGGATCTCTGACAACATGACAATTCATTTCATTTGTTATTTTATTAATATCTAATATAATAATTGCAAATTCACCTCGAATATCTTGTATTAATTGATTTAGACCAAATTTACTATAAATTAATGGTATGATTTCACAATCACTATTTGATACTGGTGTAAAATTATATTTGTTTAGTAGTTCTTTAAAATTATAAATTTCACCATTGCATAATGTATAAATAACACGTTCATTTGTTTCTACAATAAATGGTTGATCACCTTTAGTAGAAGTATCCATAATAGATAATCTATGAAAACCTAACATAATATTTTTATCAGATAATGTAATTAATCTAGATCTATCAGGTCCTCTATCTTGTAATGCATTAAATGATTTGTATAATGTGTCTATTTTTAGAGAACCATTTTTTAATAGATATGCCCAAATACCACACATTTTAATCTTTATTTTAATTAAACTTGTTTATTTATATATTTTTATTAAAAATATATAAATATAAATTATATATAAATGTCTATTAATTCTTGGAATTACATTCATGTTGTAACATCATATATTGCATATATAGTATTAATTTTATATTTTGGTGCACAATATATTCAAATTGACATTGAATATGCCCTATTTAATCATCGTAGACAATCAATTCAATTATTTCAAATAGTAATGATAGTATTAGGTATATTATCAATTATTTCATGGGAAATGTCAGATTATGCGAAACAATTAGAAAATAGAAAATAATAAGTTAAAAATTTTTATATTTATATTTAAGATAAAAATATGAATATATTAAATAAAAATGGGATTGTGTATATCTAAAATTCCAAATGAAGCGACAATTATAAAACCAGAAGTAAAACAAAAATATCATAAAAAATCAATACCAAAATCATTAAAAAAATTAGTATGGGATACATATATT